AAAATCACCTTTTCGTCGACATCAATAAACATTGACATCCAATGAGAACCATCTTCATCGTGTTCGTCTAAATTAAATACCATACCAATTTTGTTTTTCCCTGAATCAATGTGTTTTTTCAAAGAAAACTCACATAATTCTTGTGTGACGCATTGATTGCCTTCATCTTTGAGGCGTTCATCGAAATCGATGGGTGTTGGATTAATAAAGGCAAAATTCTTGTACGTTTTTTCGTATTGTCCGAGAACCTTGATAATATCGTGATTCGTCAACCATTCGTTCGGATTGGTTTTCCAAACCGGCGGTTTTGTCGGAGCAAAAATGTATTCTTTGAGTTGAGTGCTCAGCGTTTCGTCTTTTATTTCACGTAACCAACAGTCCTCTTTTTTACAATGGACTAAACGTTGTCTCAATTGTTTCCAAATTTCATTCGGTTTCGTCGTTTCAATTTGTTCTGCCGGACCATGACTATCATTATATGATTTTTTGATTTTTTCGAGAACATCGACATTATAACAGGTGAATGGGAGGGCATTTTTACCTTTTACTGCCGGACTACATTTTACCGGACCTATGGTCGGCTCACTTAAATCGACCTTTCTACCTGAATATTTTTTATGATGGCGCGTTTTACGGCGATTTTTATTTTTTTTGGTACGTTTGTTTTGTGTGTGTTTTCTTTTTGTTTTTTGGAGGTCATAATTTATCGGTTCGTTTAATTTTGAAATTGTGTCAAAAATATCCAATTGTTTCATTTGTATTAGATGTGTAGTTAAAATATACGTATATTTTTTGATAGACCTGAAATTTTATCAGAATGCTTCACTAAAGTTCAGAACGTCGTTTACCTGAAAACAATGACGAATCGTGTATCGTCTGTTGTTGTTTCGTGATTGTTTTTCCCCAAAATGAACCGTGTCCAAATAATTCTTGACTTGCTTTTGGTTTCTGTTTCGGGGTCAACTCATGTTCCACATGCGTTTCGTCCATATCATTATTCGGAAACAACACATCTTCGTCTTCATTTGACTTATAAAATGATTTTTCGCTGTTCCATCTGTCTTGTATTTCTAAATATCGAATACAACATCGCACAAAAATATCCATTTGTTCATTGATTTCGCCGTTTATTTGACAATTCGGATCATCTAATAGTTCCGATGTCATCGCCATGATTCGCCCCTTGTATTTGCAAATTTTTGACAAGTGGTCTTGGTGTTCCTTGTATTTATGGGGGTCCGTTTTCGATAAATATTTATTGTATTGGGTTTTATTAATTAATAATTCCAATGTCAATTTGTCAATGTCACTGGATGGTTTGGGTTGTTCGAATGAGCCGGACAATTTGTGGTTGGTTGCATGTTTGGTAGAATCTGGAACAATGGCGATTGGCTTGGAACGAGCCGGAGACGCAGTCATTGCGTCGCTAGGTGAGCGACTTAACTCAGTAGACGGTAGTCGAAGGAGTTTGGAACGTTCAAGTGACTCGGGTAACATACCAGAATCATTCTCATCTTCTAAAATAAATGAATTCTCAAATTCTGAGCCCGATTCCTCATTGAAATCTTGTTCGTACGCTTGTTCCAAATCATCCAGTGCCGGTGTGTTCATCTTATTTTATATATATTTATTTTTTTATATCACAATAAATAAAATATAAATTCCTGCAAAAGTTCCATCCGACTTTTTGAAAAGATTTACCCTCCACTTTTTTTTTTGGACATTTATAAATGTCCAATTTGTCCGACCTGAGAATATCTTTGAAAATGGCAAAAGTGGAAAAATCGATTTAAAGCATATTGCAGCAAATCGTTGATTTTTATGGGAAATATGACTGCATACTTTTTTTATATATTTATGGGGAAAAGGGTTTAGGGATAAAATATGGTTCTATTGTATCCGATGGATTTAGAACATTTAAAATCCCAAAAATCCCCAATTTTTAATTGTGAAAGTTGTCACTATAACACGAGCAACAAAAAGGATTTTGATAAACATTGTGTCACCCGTAAACACATTGTTCGTAATAATTTGAACAATTTAGAACAAATTTCTCCAAAAATATATTTGCCAAAAATAAACATATGTAAACACTGTAATAAAGAATATAAATCAAGAAACGGACTATGGTATCATGAAAAAAAATGTACGGTAAAATCTGCTATTGACAAAAATGACACACAATTATTAGAAAATTCATTTGTTGCCGTTGTTTCGGAACCAGTTCAATTCTCAGACAATACATTAATAATGGAATTAATCAAACAAAACCAAGAATTCAAAGAGATGATGATTGAACAAAATAAAACAATGATGGAACTTGCTGTAAAAACGAACAATAGCACAACCAATAATATAAAAAATCAAAATAATTTCAATATTAATATGTTTTTAAATGAAAAATGTAAAGATGCCATTTCGCTCGAAGATTTTGTAAATTCGCTACAAATAAATTCACAAACCGCCGAATATGTAGGAAAACACGGGTTTGTAAATGGAATCACACATATTTTCATGACAGGCTTAAAACAACTCGATGTTCATATGCGCCCATTTCATTGTACGGATTTAAAACGAGAAACCATGTATGTGAAAGGAGTCGATGTGTGGGCAAAAGACGGCGATATAAATACAAAAATGATGTCGGCTATAAAAGATGTTTCAACAAAAAATATGAAACAATTGCCGGTTTGGATCGAAGAAAACCCAGACAGTAAAATCAGTGGAACTGATAAATACGAAGAGCAAATCGATATAATGAAAGGTATGTTAGATACCGATTCAAACAAAGAAAAGGTGCTCAAAAATTTGGCAAAAGAAGCAGTCATTGACAAAAACCACTAATTAATTATATTATTACTGTAAATCAGTGAAATGTTTTATATATTTTTTAAAATGATTTAGAACCATCTTATAAATATATTATATAATAATAAGATTGTTTTAAAATGCCGAAAACAGTTATCGATTATTCGAATACCATTATTTACAAAATAACTTGTAATGACACAACCATTCAGGACACGTATGTGGGTCATACTACCAATTTCGTTCAACGAAAACACGCACATAAACAAAGTTGTATAAATACCAAAACCGTCAATTATAAATGTAAACTATATGAAACCATTCGGAATAACGGTGGATGGAGCAATTGGAAAATGGAGATAATAAACTTTTTTAATTGTAGTAATCACTACGAAGCCAGAATAAAAGAACAGGAATATTTTGTATTATTGAACGCAAATTTGAATAGCATTGAACCTCTTCCGCCACCAAAGCCTTTGCCTATAAAATACAAAAAACCTATTATTTGTAACAATACAAATGTCATTATTTCTGCAACTGAAAAATATTGTGAAATATGTGATTATAAATGTAATAAAATGTCTTCATGGAAACAACATATATTTACCCGGAAACATATAATGGCAACGAATGACAACCAATATATGCGATTGAATACAAACGCCATTGAATGTTGTTGCGGAAAAAAATATAAGGACCGAACTGGTTTATGGCGTCATACAAAAAAATGCGTTCAATATTTAGAAACCTTCAAAAATAATCATCAAACTATTGAAAATACATTTGTAACAACGAACCCGTCAGACAATTCATTAATCATGGAATTAATCAAACAAAACAAGGAATTCAAGGAGATGATGATTGAACAAAACAAACAAATATTGGAATTAATGGGTATCAAAAACTTGGCAAAAGAAGCAGTCATCGACAAAAATCTCGGCATATAATAGTAAACCATAAACAATCCAATCAATCGGTCCAAGTATGAATTCCATTGCAATTTTAAGTAAACTTTTAGCCGAATCGCTCTTGAGTCTTTATCCCACATTTGTAAAAAACATACATTTGTCCATCGGATTACAATCATGGAGCCGGTTCATCACGTATTTAATGGTATCGTCCGCGTTTATCGATTGGACATTTGTATATAAATCGTTTGTTACTGGGCCCGGATTATTATTATCCTTGATTACTATTGTACACGTATACACATCATATAAAGGCTTCCAATTATTGGAAGGCGGCGTGGCATATGCACTGTTTTATACATATCCTCTCATGATTTTACTCATGTCGGGAGAACCCATAAAATACATGATGATATTTGCCGTCATTGGTGTATTATTATTGGCAAATCATGAGAATACCAAAACAACGGACAAAACCCAAGAAAAAGAAAAAGAAGGATTGACTAATAAATCGAATATGTTGGGATACGTCATGATATTTTTGGCCGCTCTGACCGAAGCGATAATTTATTTTTTGGTGCGATATATTAAAACCGAGAATAGTTGGAATCACGTGTTTATATCGTATTTACTGGGAGCACTAACATACAGCGCCGTTTATATCAAAGATATTATGAAAATCGAGCCAACCGGTAATCTATCGATATCACTGTTTATCAATATTTTCATTGGTCTGTTTGGGTATTT